TAATGGTCGGGAGTATAATGATGGTTATGGTTACAATGCACCCGCTAGCCATGCACCCGCTAGCTACCATGCACCCGCTAGCCACCATGCACCCGCGTTCATTACCTCCACCATACCAAGACCTACCTCCGATAAAAAATATCGGGCATCAACCTATGACAAACACGACAAGGCATTTTCCAAGCAAATGCAACATTTTGAGTTGCCTCCAGAATTCAACAAATTTACTGACGACCTGCTGAAAGAAACAGATATTAGTCGGTTATGTTTGTTGCAAGCAATTGATGATTATAATAAAATGAATTTCCCGCCTTTACCGGCGGCTTTTCAAAAAGCAGCCGAACATTGTCGCCGATTTCGGAGGGCCGCATATACGGTCAGTGACAAAACATACGCTAAACAAATGAGTTTCTACGATTTACCCCAGGAGTTTAATGATTTTACTGATGATCTGATAAAAGAAACTCATATCAATCGTATTGAATTATTACAGGCCATTGAAAATTATAATGAAATGAATTTGCCACGATTACCTTCCCTGTTTCAAGACATGGCGTCTAACTGCCAACCAGATCAAGCGTGCGTGATTTGTTAATAAATGTGTAGACTCTTGAACATTTACGAAGGTGTAAAGAAAATCAATTCGTTAATTGATTTTTTCTATGTGTAAATGACCTTTTAATTTGGCTTTTGCAAAACATACATAAACTGATGAGTGTATTGACACTTAATCATATCAATTTGGGAATATAAAATAAATCCGACTTCTTTCGCAATGGCAAGGATGGCTGCTTGAGTCGGCATATAAAATTTATGTTCATTTTTGACGATTTTCTTTTGTTTATTATTGGCTGTCGGTTTGAACGTTTCATGAAATATCGCATTCACGTCATCTGTCTCATTGTTAATGGGAATCAATTCAAAATTTGCCTTATAATCAAACAGGTCAAACTTCACCGTGGTGGTAGTGATACGTTTCTTGACATAGCTTTGGGGCGAGACAATGTGAAAAGGATCGCCAGCTGGTAAAATAGGGTCAAACAAGTCTCGGTTGACTAAATGCAGGATTAAAAACCCCCCGGGCATGAGCCAGTGGATGCAATTCTCAAAGAACTGGCGTTTATTTTTAATATAATAAATGGTGAAATAGAGACAAGTAATATGAGTAAAGGAATTCCCTGGGAAAGCCATCGTGTCCAGGGCATCGGCCAATTTGAAATCCAACTCAGGATAGGTGGTTTGGGCTTTTTTAATCATACTAGGCGAGAGATCAATACCAACAACTTTGTAGCCATGGGAGGCTAAACTACTCACATGGTGGCCTGTGCCGCTGCCAATATCCAGTATAATACTAGTGTCGGAAGGCTTAGTAGTCTCCACGATTTGCCCGATTTCATAATCATTTTTCACTTTATTAAAGACGAGTTCATCATAAACACTAGCGTAAAAATCGTCATAGAGAGTAGGCCCTTCCTTGAGTTGAAATTCCGTAGAATGTTCGGTGAAGCCTTCTATATCCTTGTGTTTAACAAAGAGTGTCATGATAAATAAAATGGCTAAAATATAGAATATTTTTTGTAAACGGGGGGCTTTATAAAAATGGCTATAGGAGGCTTTTAAGAAATGCTTAATACCGTTTTTTAAAGCCATCTGATTACTAATATATACTTTTAAAAAACTATGGAAAAAAACTATGGAAAAAAAACTATGGAAAAAAAAATATGGAAAAAAAAACAAGCAAACAATTATATGTAAATCGCACGTATTTTTTCCACATTTTTCTACTATTCTTTTATTAAATAGATTATGACTGACACCGGAACTTCTATAGAAATCAATGATAAACGAGCCGCTGCCGATTTTCGGGGGGTGTCATTCTCGCAATTCCAAAAATCAAAAGTGAAATCAGAGTTATTGTCCTCACTCATTAACAATAAAATAGAACCCGCCTGTTATTGGGTGGCGGAATTAGTGTGCGCGGGGCATTTCTTAGACGTGTGGGAAATCCTGATTCTTTTTGTTAGTCGCTACATTCATTTAGGCAATCCTAAACTCCCCATATATATTGCCATGCGGTTTACAAATTTCAAGGATATCATGGCTAATGGCTACGTCGGTAATGAATTAAGTCTCCGGAATAGTGTCAAAATCAGGCAACTCTTTTCAGAAATCGTCTGTATTGTTTCGCAATCCAAAAAAAAACACAGTTTTGAGGCTGTAAAAATCTTAAAAACCGATGAATTTGATATGACACATATGGCCTCCAAATTAAAAGCCCCCTCTATAGACTTTGCGCAAGACGTCTTTAAATCGGACGACCCAAAAGAACTCTATATTGCGATGAATGAATTCGCTTATCATTTGTCTAAAGCATCCCGAAATGGAGTGATGGCGTGTTATTGGTTGGAATGGCTGTTGGAGTTTGAAACCCAGTGCAAACATAACAAATCGGTGTGTATCGCTGAGACCCGCACCTTTGCCCCAGTCCTGGATAAATTTACCAAAGACCCGATTTGGCTAATATGGGAACTGCTTTTACAAGAGGCAGCAAAAGACCCGCTTAAGAAGAAAATCATTATAGCTTTATTAGACCTCTTTAGTATCAAGTATACGAGTGGGATGAAGAAGAAACGACGGTTTCTTATATATTTCGCTATTAACCTTTTGACGGAACAGGCGGATTTAAAGATTGATATTATGGGCAATAAAGCTCAAATTGATTCCATCATGCAGAAAATTGGTCTCGTCTACAAGGATGTGAAAAAAAATGAAGTAACTCTGGGTGACGATTATCTCTTTATGGGGGTGGAGCGGTCTAACTTGGACAAAACGATTGAACGGTTGGAGAAGATGAATGAGACACTGTCTTCAAAAGTGTAGAAAATATATTATATAAACTTCGCTTCATTCGTGACTAGCAGCAACGAGGCGATTTTGAAAATGGTTTGCTTGTTGTGAGTGGTTTATATGTATTTCTCTCTCGGTCGGTGTTAATATTATATGTTTATAAGTGAAAACATATAATATAATATATATTATACGATGCCACCCAAGAAAATATTCATTGTTCCTTATCGGAACAGAGAGAACCAAAAGAAAGAATTTCTCAAGCATATGAAAGAAAAAATATTAATAGATGAACCTGTTGGAACATACGAGATTTATTTTGCCCACCAATGTGATAAACGGCCTTTTAATCGCGGGGCCATGAAAAATATCGGCTTTATTGCGATGACGAAGAAATACCCACGTGATTACAAACATATTACCTTTATATTTCACGATGTGGATACAATGCCTGCCGAAAAAGATTTGATTGATTATGAGACACAACCAGGCGTGGTGAAACATTTTTACGGGTATGAGTTTGCTTTAGGAGGTATGTTTGCGATTAAAGGATGTGATTTTGAGCGAACTTTAGGGTTTCCCAATTTTTGGGGCTGGGGGTTAGAAGATAATATGATGCAAGACCGTTGTTTAAAACTCAATCTAAAGATTGATCGGAGTCAATTTTATTACATGCGGGACCCCCGGATAATTCGGGCATTTGATGGGTTTGAACGTGTGATATCTAAGAGGGATACAGTTGTATATAAACACGAAACCCCGGATAATTACTTGTGTTTGCAGAATGTACGTTGGCAGCTATTGAAGGAATTTATAAATGTAGTCCATTTTGATTGTAATATGGACCCGTCAAGTCAAGAATATGCTACACACGATATACGCAAGGGAAATAAATTATTGGTACCACCAGGATATAATCGGCGAGCGTGGAAACTTAATACAACAACCTTTTAACAACCTTTTAAGAAAAGGTTGGACCAAAACACAACCTTTTAAGAAAAGGTTGGACCAAAACACAACCTTTTAAGAAAAGGTTGGACCAAAACAACAACATAAAATGCACGTAAATCGCATGTAAAATGCACGTAAATCACATGTAAAATGCACGTAAATCACATGTAAAATGCACGTAAATCACATGTAAAATGCACGTTAATCACAAGTGTATTTTGGCCCAACCTTTTCCCAAAAGGTTGTATTTTGGCCCAACCTTTTCCCAAAAGGTTGTATTTTGGCCCAACCTTTTCTTAAAAGGTTGTATTTTGGCCCAACCTTTTCTTAAAAGGTTGTTAAAAGGTTGTTAAAAGGTTGTATTTTGCTATATACTTTTCTCCAAAGTATTATATATACTAATGGAAACTGATATTGTAACCAACATGCCTGAATCTAGTAATATATCAACATCCACGACAACTACTAATAATGCGTGGAAGTATATTATTATCTTCTTGATTTTAGCCCTTTTAGGTTTCAACTTATTCACATATTTCGGCCAACTATCGCACTTGTTAGGTCGGATGTTAGAAAGCATTTTAGACATATTCCGACCAATTTTAGCCTATTTTGGCTATGGTATTGGTGAAGTCGCAAAAAAAACCGTAAATGTAACGGCGGGTGCAGTAACCGGGGGTATAGATGTTTTAGAAAAAGGTTTACAGAAGCCCTCGGCCGGTGGGAGGCGGCGCCAAAAGAATTTTAAAAAGGACTTAAAGCCGCAAAAGTATCCCTCACCAGCCGAATCAGATAGTCTCCCCCAAGGTAAACTGAGTAAAAAAGCGGGATTTTGTTATATTGGGGAAGACCGGGGATTTCGCTCCTGCATTTCAGTTGGCGAAGGTGACGATTGTATGTCTCAAGATATTTATCCGTCCATGGATCAGTGTATAAACCCGAATTTGCGCAGTGGATAATATTTTAGACCTTTTCTCATGTTAAATGGACATTTGTCTCTCTACCATATTTTGTTCAAATAATAAATTAGTTTACTGATTTTATATTTCATATAATATTGAAATATAACACAAAATTAAACGCACTTTTTTGCGACACTTTTTCAAAAAGTGTGTTTATGACCTACATTAAGAACCTTCCTGATTTACCCACGGGGAATCCATTATCACCTGGTTTCCATGCGGTCTGTGGCCACTTGGTGCCATTAAATGTATAAATTCGGCGCGTCACGTAATTCGTTAAGGGAATCGTTTGGTCATAACAAATATTTATTATAGGTCCCGGTACATCATTGTTAGTGGTGGGTGAACAGTTTTTTAAAATATTTTCTTTACCACATGTTAATGTATTGCCAACTTGAGGTAAATCATTGACATTGGGATTTGTATAATATGTACTTTGTGTTGCCCAACTGAGTTTTTTATAGATATTAATACCTTTCGCTAATAAAGCATATTTTTCTTTTTTAGTTTGGTTACTAGAGTTCTTTTTATACAAGAAAATTTCCGCTTTTCGTCGCATATCAAATTGTTCTAAGGTAATATATGGAGCATTTGTGTCACAATTACATACGGGGGGTGGATACTCATCTGGCGAACTGAATTCATCACAATAACTATTTTGACAGTTTACACAATCGGTGGTAGAACGTGTCCATACACGTGGGGGATCGGGTGTGAGTGATTTAATATATTGAACATATATTGGATACTGATCTAATAATTCAGGATTTTTACCGACGATAACTCTGACTTTATCTATATATTCACATAAAGAGATATTTGGGCTCGCCATATACAACCTTTAGACAACCTTTTGAAAAAGGTTGGGCCAAAATACAACCTTTAGACAACCTTTAGAAAAGGTTGGGCCAAAATACACTTGTGATTTACGTGCATTTTACATGTGATTTACGTGTATTTTATGTTGTTGTTTTGGTCCAACCTTTTCTAAAAGGTTGTGTTTTGGTCCAACCTTTTCCCAAAAGGTTGTGTTTTGGTCCAACCTTTTCTAAAAGGTTGTGTTTTGGTCCAACCTTTTTCAAAAGGTTGTGTTTAGTCCTCCGTTCGGCTAAAATACCACCTGGAAGAGAGATATTGTGGCTTACTTTGATTCATATCCGAACCATTCAACATCTTTTGATTCGGTCCTTGATCAACAATGGATTGAATTTGCGAGGTGCCTAATGCACTATTAAAATAGCGAAGGGCCGACGTGTAACCAGCAAAACCACCGTTCATGGAGGCAAATACATCACCGTAATTTTGTTTCGGAACACTCTTCAATATATGCCGTTTTGCTAAAACACCGTTGATATAAACATCTAATTGATTTTGTTTACTGACCCGAATAATCACATTCACCCACTTATTCAGGGGTAAGTCTTTCACCATGACTTCTTCATTGGCATTTTCAAACGTGCTCATCACGACTGCTAAATTATTTGTATGGGGAGTAATATATAAACCGGGACCATTATTGGGGTAATTCATCCCCGTAGGTTGGGTTGTGACATTGATTCCGTCATTGCCTTTATGGAAGATGTGTTTGTATTCGTTCTCTTTATAAGCAAAATTGTCCACGTAAATCCAGACGGACCACGTAAATTCTAAACCATCCATATTGTTGACCGAACGTAAAATGGGGATGGCGCCCGATATTTTAGGGTCCTGCGGGATAATCATCATTTGGTTTGCATTAATCATTCCGTTTATTAAAATAGGGGAAGATGACGGGGTGAGTAACCAGGCTAAGAGACCGGACCCGAGCCGTAAGGCCACCACAAACAAAATAAGAGCTAGAATTAAAAACGCAAATTTGGCGACTAAACTATTAGATTGTAAAAAATCTGTATTACCTTCTAAGTATTTATTAGAAGAAAAAGGTTTTATAAACCCACTTGCTCCTTCTGATACTTTACCATATTGATAATCAGCCATGTCTTATATATACACAACTTTTTTTTTAAACAACCTTTTGGGAAAAGGTTGGACCAAAACACAACCTTTTCCTAAAAGGTTGTTTAGATTTCAAAACTGCTGCGTTCTTGGTTGTCAGTTAAAAAAGATACCTTAATGCGGAATTTATTAAAGATATTGCCTAAAGTGCTGCCACCAAAACCGGATTTGTAAATATTGTATGCTTCCTGGGGATTAGAAGCAAATGGCCAGTATTGGAAGTTGGTAGTCCAACCATTGAAGCCTCCAGCCGGGGTTACTAAAATATTCGTATCAGGATTCACTTTCGCCACGCCCGGGAGAACACATGTACGCACTAGTTTGCCGTCTAAATAAAGGTCTAAAGTACGTCCGTACAAGCTGACAATCAAGTTGACCCATTTTTGTAAGGGAATATTGGATACATTGCATTGATGAATCTGGGGAGATGCAGATGCCGAATTGGACACGGGATAACACGCTACCGCCACATTAAGATTGTTTTCCATCGCGTCTAATGTAATGGATGGCCCGGGATTATTATCTTTATCTAAACGTCCTAAAATAATCTTGGGTTCTCCAAAACGATAGTTCCAATCATTAATATAAAACCAGGTAGAATAAGTATAATTATTGGAATTCTTACTATTGGAGAGCGTGCTAGCCAAGATAATTTGTTGTACATTACCATTGGACATTCGGGTTAATTGTGTGGATTTGGCGAAAAACCACATGATCACATAAATAATTACTATCACGAGAATAACAATTAATACAATTTGGATAATTTCCATAATATATATAATATCAGATATAATTTATATTATGTGTTAAAAAAGCTTATACATTATGCTAAACACCTATTGTGTCATTTATACTTGTGACTTATACTTGTCACTTATAATTGTGACTTATACTTGTCACTTATAATTGTGACTTATCAATCACAATCTCCTTGGCAATCCGTCGGATGATTTTGTTTTCGCTTTCTAGGATAGGTCCATTTCCTCCCGTGGATTGAATCACAAGCTTCATATATTTGTCATTTAAACGGGATTGGTTATCTTTGCTTTCCGGGTACGCATTACTCCAGTTGTAAACAAGCTTCATGTTTCTAAAAGAAACACTTTTAATGGCTTGACGGAGCTTCGGATTGTCCTTTTCTTCCTTGGCCCAGACATCGGCGTCCTTGACGTAAATAATTTCACGCTTGGCATCACTACAGTGGATGGGTCGTTTATAAATGTCCATGCTATTCAGTTTATCTACCATAATTTTTGTGATACCTTCCACATAACCGAGTTCACCTACACTTTCTAAATCAGACAGCTGGAGGTCAAACGAATTGGCAAAATCCGTAATATTCATCGCATCCTTGCATTGCTCATTCAGGAAGAATTGGAGATTAAATGTTTTGTTATTACTATTATTGTTGCAATTTATATTAGTATTGATATTGCTGTTACTTTTACAGACATCTATCATTTGTTTTTGTAATTCGGTGTTGCTTTTGACCATATCTAGTATAATATTCTTAAACTCTGTATTTTCTTTTATTAGTAATTCAGTGTTACTTTTAACAATATCTAATACAATATTTTTAATTTCTGAATTGTCTTTTATTAATAACTCTATGAAATTTTTATCAGTAGGTATATTATCAGTTATGTCTGTTGTGTAAGTTATAATTTCATTTTGTTTGTCTATATTACAGTTTTTTGAATGCTTCCATAAACCCGAACTGTATTGATAACTTTTGTTACATCTTGAGCAAATATGAGTAGCGTTTTTTTCAGGGGTTTCGTTTTTTTGAAGCATTCTCATATGTTTAGGAGTAACAATATGACGTTCATAATCTCGCTGTTTACTGCTTTCAAAGTCACATTTTTCGCAACAGAATTTTGGCGTTTTTTGTGGCGTTTTTCCTTGAAACCGTAGATGCTTAGGTCTGATAATATGGCGTTCCCAATCACTTTGTTTGCTACATACAAAGTCACATTTTTCACAGCAAAATATATGTGCGTTTTTTGATGAGGCATTTTCTTTTTCCATTATACTCTATATGAATATATAAAAACTCCTAAACCTTTTTAATTATAAATATACTAAAAATATTTATGGTCACAAATGTTTTCTCTCCACTTCAGTTTTAAGACCATCTCCAAGCAAAACCACTTTTTCAAAAAAAACTTCGCCATTTTAAAAGGCCCTTTTGGTTTTTGGACATTTTTAAAATGTCCTTTTTTGAAAAAAGTCCGCCAGATCTGAAAACTACTTTTTTTTTTCAGAAATTTATTTTAATAGAAAATATTTATAATTTATTTTTTAAAATATCTAATATTTGTTTTTGTGTTTCAATATTGTTCTTTAACATGTCTAATACAACAGTATTAAAATCTTCTGTTAATAATTCAACAATATTGTTACTATTTTCAGATATGTTTTTTTCATTTATTATACAGTGTTTTTTATGTTTCCATAAACCAGAAGTTGTTTTATATATTTTACCACATTTACATTTATGTTTAATTGATGTGTCTAATTTTTCTATATTTTTTTTATGTTTTATTGTTGATAAATGTTTATTAAAATCACTTTCTTTATTACATTTGTAATTACATGTATCACACATGAAACGTGTATTTTTAAAAGTTGGAGGCTCTGTTGGTTCATTTTGTATATTTTTTGGTGTTTTAATTTTTATATTTTTAATTTTTTTAACCTTTTCTTTTTTACTTGCCATCGGCTCCACACTATTTAATGTCGCTTTTAAGGCGAGATAATATTCTTGTTCTTTTGTTTTGGCGTCAATAAGGTCTTTACAATTAAAAAAGTTAAGGATTTCCATGTTCCAATTGGTCCACCCGCCGTTGTTTCTAATCACTTGATATAATTTACCACTATCATTTACACTATATCGTCTATGCTGATCTCTCCGTTGAACAAAATTTGTCGTATGACCCACATAAAGGTCCGTTACGATTGGATCTTTACAGGTAATTTTATAAATTAAGGTTGAAGAATAATCTACGGGTTTTTGTGTCATTTATGTATAATATAATAAAAGTAATATTTAATATATATATCTATATCTATTACATTTGCACTTGCAATATCTGTTACACTTGTTTTTTTTTAAAGTATATATATATATAATATGTTAACCGTCCCGTTAAGGTATATTCCTTCAGGTTTAACAAAGAAAGACCGGAAGCAACAAGCGAAGATGTTGAAAAAATCTCGGAAACTGTATAAACAAAAAAAATATTACACTAGGAAAGCGTTGCCGTCTTATAAACATAAGGTTTCCAAACATATTTTAAAAGCCAGGCGGGTGTATAATGTGGATAAGATTGGTCCGACCAAAGAATTCGCAAAGGCCACGGGTTGTTCTATAAATGCCCTTAACCAAATTATTAAAAAAGGGCAAGGGGCTTATTTTTCGTCAGGCTCACGGCCAAACCAAACAGCTCAATCGTGGGGTATCGCCCGACTAGCAAGTTCAGTGACTGGTGGGAAGGCAAGTGCGGTTGATTTCCACATCTTAGAGAAAGGCTGTAACCATACAAAGAAGGCCTATAAACTGGCTAAACGTAATAAAACTAACTATGGAAGACGTAGAGTAGCTAAAGTAACAATTTAGTAATAACAGTTATTACTAAACTTGTTTATATTTTGTCATGTATTAAGCCCTAGATGATGGCAAGTTCACACTCGGTAGGACTTTATTCGTATTAGGTTGATAAAGGGCTTGGACGCATGAACAGTACCCGGCGTTTTTCTTAATAGTATTGATGGAAAACTGCCCGTGCCCAATGGTCGGTGGTAAGCCTTGTTTCGTATTAACTCCACCGGACATTTTTTGGTTGTTGTTAATGTACTTGAGATATGGCGACGCGATATTCATTATATATACAACCTTTAAAAAAGGTTGAACCAAAAACAACCTTTAAAAAAGGTTGGGCCAAAAACACAACCTTTAAAAAAGGTTGGGCCAAAAACACAACCTTTAAAAAAGGTTGGGCCAAAAACACAACCTTTAAAAAAGGTTGGGCCAAAAACAACCTTTTGTCAGCGGAGCAAGTGTAAAAAATGTTGGGTCAAAAACACAACCTTTTGTTAACGGAGCAAGTGTAAAAAAGGTTGGGCCAAAAATTACTTGTAAATTTATTATTTATACGCTTTATTTACTCCCTTTGTACACTTAAATTGCTAAATATATAAAGGGAGTAAATAGTATATATTATATTAATGTATAATATATACATACATACATAAATGTTACTTTTAGTCAAACCACAATTTTGGTTATTTACAGATCAAGAAAATACATTTAGCTCCTTGAAAGAAGTAATTCCTCAAGATGAAGACAAAATACATGAAGAAATTATTGCTGAATTTAAAAAACACTATCCTGAAGCAGAATACACTATTGCCCGATTAGAACATAGCGAATATTATACAATTACTACCCAAAAACCGTTTGATGAAGTTTTTGTAACATTTAAAACATACTACAGGATTGAACCTAACTGGAATTTTAAGATTAGAACAACCGAAGGAGAAAAATCTATTCAGGTAGACTCATTAATATTTTCTAATTTTGCCGATAGATATAACGGAGATGATTATATTCTTGATAGTGAACTATACCGCATGGACGAGAATAATAGAATACGCGAATTAAAAAGCCAAGGGCAAACACTAAGTGAGTATACATTAAATGGATTAAATTTAACAAATACAAAATATAGTGGTTCAACATTTTCAAGGTCAGATCTATCAGGAGCGAATTTTAATAGTACACAACTTGTTTATACAGGTTTTTACGAGTCCACATTAGATAATGCGGATTTAACAAATGCTGATGTAAGATTTAGTATTTTTTATAATGCTAGTGCAAAAAATGCAATATTTAAATATGCTAATGTGAAATTTTCTAATTTCACTGGAGCTGATTTAACCGGTGCTGATTTAAGAGGTGCTGACTTCAGGCATACAAATTTGACAGGAGCAAGACTAATTGGGTGTAGAATAGATAGATATACGAAAATGTATGGTGCTGAATTACAAGATGCTGAGTATGATTTTAATTTTGATCAAATAGATGATAGAGAACAAGAGGATGATGAACTTTACGAGGAATATATATACCAGGAGCAAGAAGAGTATAACAATAGAGAGTATGCAGTTGAAGACAAATTAGCTGAAACGGCCAATAAAACGCAAGAGAGTGTTGCCGATGATGATGATAAAACCCTTGAACCACTAGTAATTGATCCCAAATCAGATGCAAGTAATCGTTATGGAAATAATATTAGTTTTGAAGATATGGTAGCTTTATTAGATCCCAAAATAAATAATGTTAAACGTACACTTAGTCGCATGGAGCCTAGCAAATGGTATGGCATAGCCTCACTTGGAAACACAGACCCAGCTATTTGGGAACAAGTTGGAGTAGAGGGAGAACCACGCATTGGAACAGTATTTAAATGCAAAACAACACCGCCGCCCGAAGACGATGAAGGTATTGTCTATGAAACAGTGCCGGTCTGTATGGCAGTACACGAATTATCGCGTAAGTTAGATATTAATAAAATATTTGAAACTTTTTTAGATATCGTAGGAAGAGAGGAGTTGCTTCGCGAATACGGAGATATTACAAAAAACGCTGTAGGTGATGTTGAAAAATTACAATTTTCCGCGAAATATTTATATAATTTTATCTTAACGATTTTAGCATATCATACAGCTGACGAAACCGAAGAATCTTGGACGCGTATTTATGATGATAAAGAAAAAAGACAACAGTTAGTAAAACATGCGGTTTTTAATAAAGAAGAAGGAATTATGTATCATCCACGGTTTGAAAATACAGCTCATCCACAAGATATATTATTGCTAATAATGTTTTTGGAATCATTACCATATCAAGTACAGGCTGCTTGGTCACAAAACTACATTAAGGAATTTATTGAGGGGTATGGCCAGAGTATAGACACTTTTGACAGAACTATCCGTTCTGATATGGGGTTTATCGCCAGTTGCTTAAATGGCAACTTGGAAAAGTTTCTCTTAGCAATTAGAACAGCAATTATACAATTTTATCCATATCAATTAGAAGAAGAGACGGAAGAAAAAATACAGGAACGTTTTAAAAAGGCTGTTACTGGTTCGGAGTTTCAAAGGTATTTTGCCACTGTAGGTATTAATGATCCAACTGTAGAAGGGTATAAAAAATATATTCAAACAAATGCAAGTTTAGACGTAGAGAGCAGAGATAAATTTCTAGCCTTGTTAGAAGACCCTGAAATTATTAAAATTTTAGAAGAAACCCTTAGTATTATGAGTGGGGGAGGGGGTAAAAAACAGAAGCACATTAAACGAAGAAAAACAAATAGGTATATGAAATTACGTAAAAATAAGAAAACAATAAAGAAGCGTCTTTTATGTAAAAATAAGAAAACAATAAAGAAGCGTATGTTACATAAACATAAAAAAACAATAAAGAAACGTATGTTACGTAAACATTAAAAATAAGAAAAATAAGAAAAATAAGAAAAATAAGAAAAATAAGAAAAATAAGAAAAATAAGAAAAATAAGAAAAAATATTATTGTACATTTTCTTATTTCAATCGCCCATTTTTTTATATAAATTGAAACAAAGTTAGCTTATTATATTATATTACAAATAAGGATAAGAATAAGGATAAGAATAAGGATAAGAATACTTGGAATTATATAACAATAATGTTTGGTAAAAATACAACAGGCGACCCTATAATACATTGGGGTTCAAAAGAATCAAAACTGAATATTGGGAATTATTGTACAATAGGTACAAATGTGAATATTTATTTAAATGGAGGCAGTATTATAACAAAAGATAATAAATGGATAATACCATTAGGTAGCTGTTCTTGTTCAGTAAATATTGGCAATGATGTGTGGATTGGTTCTAATGTAACGATTATGCCAGGTATTACAATTGCCGACGGAGCGAACATAGCAAGCAATAGCTATATTATGGAGGATATTAAACCATATGGTTTTGTTTACGGAAAACCAGCACAGCTAATTAAATACAAATTTAATAAAAAACAAATTAGAATTTTATTAAAAATTAAATGGTGGGATTGGACTGATGATAAGCTACAACAGTATTCAGATTTATTAGAAGGAGATGTAGATACTTTTATTAGTACCGTATATAATAAATAATGTAAAAGATTTATAAAGTTAGTAAATTTTTTTATATTGTGAATTTATTATCATTTATTGTGATTTATTATGAATTTATTATGAATTTATTATGAATTTATTATGATTTATTATGAATTTATTATGATTTATTATGAATTTATTATGATTTATTATCATTTATTGTGATTTATTATGATTTATTATGATTTATTGTGTTTTATTATGATTTATTATGATTTATTATGATTTATTATGAATTTATTATGAATTTATTATGAATTTATTATGAATTTATTATGAATTTATTATGAATTTATTATGAATTTATTATGAATTTATTATGAATTTTTGGTGCAACCTTTTTTTAAAAGGTTGGTTCTTCTCTCCCCCGCAATACTTGGTACATCATCTCAATCGTGTCCCGTTTTAAATTATCTTTATAATACATCACATTGCTAACACCACCGGCTAAACCATTACTACTTCCGACTTGAATACTTTCATACGTCATATATGGGGCTATACTCGGTCGGGATCCGACTAATTCGCCGTTCAAAAAAACATCCATGGTCCCCCGGTCGTAATTAATGACCATATTATTCCACTTTTGGTAGAGAATATTTTTCGTTTTATATATTTCAACAGTTTTCTTATCTTGACCAGGCGGTGTGCTTTCTACTAAAACCCGTAAGGTATTTAAGGCCCCGTTGAATTGGATAGCCGGCTTGTCCCCGTACGTTAAAATATTGGTAAATGTATTGTACGCTGGGCTTGTGTTGGGGGGCTGCGGATTTAAGTAAAACCAAAAAGAGAGCGAGTAATGGTAGTTGAATTTTTCAGTAACATTTTGTGAATCATTATCGCTCGTATCTATATCAGTACCATGCAATTCTGCAAACGTTCCTAAAGTTGTCTCTTTGTTGATATAAATGGGATCTTTTAAAAGTTGGACACCGTTCTTGGTGGTGAATGCATGGAGACCCAAAGGAATGATAACCCACAAAACAATCAGCACTACTTCGGCTAAAATAAGCAGCCACATTGGTTTCGTCGCAATGTGGTATTCATTTTTTATATAATCAATTAAGGCAAGAACTAAACACGGCAAATACATAAGTAAGTTAAAAAAGAATGACGCAATTGTCTTATTGTCTTTCCCCCTACTTTTAGCGACGTCAAAATAAGGTTTTAATACAGTATAAACCCCTGCAATGGCCACGATGATAATGCTGAATTTTATAATATAACGCAGCAACGTTAGCATACCGAGTCGCCCGTCAGCAATGAATCCACCGAGATATTTGATTACTATGACTGTGCCAATAAATAAACCGACTGAGGCTAAGAGTTTTATTAAGAAGTCAGTTTCTGTTGGGGTGCTTGCCAAATTACTATTTAAGGATAGTTTCTTGGAGAGAAAGTAAAATAAAAGGACATAGGTTAATGAAACAAGGAGGGTTAAGCTATTAGTGAAGACCGGATATTTAGTAGAAATGCTAAAGGGATTGTACCAATAGACGATGAGAATAAAACAAATATATTCTAATACTTCAATCGTGCCGATATAAGCAGTTTTACTATAAACCTTTTCACTGAAATTATTGTATAAGGTTTTGGAGGGTGGCATTTGTCTAATATATACAGACTTTTTAAAAGTGTAGGAAAACTCAACCTTTTAACAACCTTTTGGAAAAGGTTGGACCAAAACTTTACAATTAAATTCAATACACGCACGTATGCTGATTTTTGGACCAAAAGGTTGTTAAAACGTTGTGAAAAGGTTGTGAAAAGGTTGTGAAAAGGTTGTGAAAAGGTTGGACCAAAACTTTACAATTAAATTCAATACACGTACGTATGCTGATTTTTGGACCAAAAGGTTGTGAAAAGGTTGTGAAAAGGTTGTGAAAAGGTTATGAAAAGGTTGGACCAAAACTTTACAATTAAATTCAATACACGTACGTATGATGATTTTTGGACCAAACGGTTGTTAAAAGGTTGTGAAAAGGTTGTTCCAAAACTTTACAATTAAATTCAATACACGTACGTATGCTGATTTTTGCGACACTTTTCTCAAAAGTGTGTTAGAGGTTCTCAAATGCAGTTTTTTTCCCATGACAGTCCCGACACAGGGCGACTAAATTATCCACGTGATTAGAACCGCCATTATCTAAGCGAATCTTATGGTCTACTTCAAACCATGCCGGCAGTTGTTGTTTACATGCTCCACATTTCCACCCTTGTTGAGCAGCGACAAATTTCTTTTTGGTTTCACTGACGGAGCGTTTCGTGGCTTTAACCACACCTTGTACCTGCCCCGCTATACTTGCATTATTATTATTATAGCCCGAGTTCATGACCCGATTCTGTTGTACCGCATAACTATTCGGCGGTCCTGAAAACATATTACCTTTATCCGTTAAATCAAACAACAAATTCGTTGCGTCTTTATCAATCGGTAAATATTTAATGATTCCATTAGCGTGCGTAAACAAACTCCGCGAATGACCAGGATATTTCTTTATAAAGAGATAAGCTGACAACCCCACAAACCCGATAGAAATCATTTGGTAATATTTCTTCCAGGATTTCATAATTTGCACATATTTCCCGTCATAATAGGTATTGGCAATGAAGAATGCTGTGGCACCAAAAATGAGAA